AAAGATTATCATTTTAGAACAGAACGTTCAAAACATTTAATGAATTTAGGAATACCTTTAAACACAGACAGTACATTAAAGGGACAATTAGTTTTTGCTTCTGAAAGATCAGCTGAATTAATGCAAGAAAAAATCATAACTGACAGAACAGTAATTGATGTTATGGCATTTGCTGATTTGTCTGAATCAATGAAAGATCATGAAAAATTTTATTTAAATGCAACTTTATATTATTTAATAGATGAATATGATATTTTATTTTATGTTTCTCCTGAAGGAGTAGAAATAGAAGATAATGGAGTTAGAGAAACAAATGCAGAATATAGAGAAGCAGTTGATAAAAAAATAAAAGAAATAGTAGGAATGTACAGAAATGATACAATTACAATTAGTGGTACTGTAGAAGAACGTATAGAGCAAGTTAAGAATGCTGTAGTTTAATATGTATAATATATGGCACAATCTAATATAAAACAAATAATAAAACAAGAGTACATTAAATGTGCTCAAGATCCTGTTTATTTTATGAGGAAATATTGTTGGATTCAACATCCAACAAGGGGACGTGTTCAATTTAATTTATATCCATTTCAAGAAGGCACATTAAAATTACTTCAAAAGAATGACAGAAGTATTATTCTTAAATCTAGACAATTAGGAATTTCAACCTTATCCGCAGGTATTTCTTTATGGATGATGGTATTTCAAAAAGACAAATCAATATTAGTTGTTGCAACAAAACAAGATACGGCAAAAAATCTAGTAACAAAAGTAAAATTTATGTATGACAATTTACCATCTTGGTTACAAATTGGATTTACAGAAAATAATAAATTAGCACTAAGACTTAAAAACGGTTCCCAAGTAAAAGCAGTATCTGCGGCAAGTGATGCTGGTAGATCAGAAGCAATTTCTTTACTAATTGTAGATGAGGCTGCTTTTATTGAAGAAAATCGAATTGAAGAAATTTGGGGTTCATCACAACAAACATTATCAACGGGGGGTAAAGCAATTGTTTTATCAACACCTAACGGAACAGGTAACTTTTTTCACAGAATGTGGAATAAAGCAGAAGAAGGAACCAATGGATTTACTCCTATTAAACTACACTGGACAGTACACCCAGAAAGAAACCAAGAATGGAGAAATAAACAGGATGATGAGTTAGGTTTAAGAATGGCAGCACAAGAATGTGATTGTGATTTTACAACTTCTGGTAATACTGTGTTTGAATCAGAAATAATGAAATTTATTGAAGAAACAAACATATGTGATCCTATAGAAAGAAGAGGTATAGAAGGAGGATTACATATTTGGGAATATCCAGACTATTCAAGAAACTATATGATAACAGCTGATGTAGCTAGAGGAGATAGTAAAGATTATTCTGCTTTTCATATTATAGACATTGAGGATTCAAAACAAATTGGTGAATTTAAAGCACAAATTGGTACTAAAGAATTTGGACATATGTTAGTTTCAATTGCTACCGAATATAATAATGCATTACTTGTAATTGAAAATGCAAATATAGGTTGGAATACAATTCAAGTAGTAATAGATAAAGGTTATCAAAATTTATATTATTCACCTAAAGGAGATGCAGCAACAAACGCAGATTCTTTCTTAGCTAAAGGGTATGATATAACAGACACAACAAAAATGGTTCCTGGTTTTACAATGTCAATGAAAACAAGACCATTAACAATAGGAAAATTAGACGCATATTTAAGAGAAAAATCAATTACAATTCAAGGTAAAAGAACATTAGAAGAAATGCGAACTTTTGTTTGGAAAAATGGAAGAGCAGAAGCTCAAATGGGGTATAATGATGATTTAGTAATGTCTTTAGCAACAGCATGTTATGTTAGAGATACAGCACTTAAATTTGCACAACAAGGAATTGATATAACAAGGGCAGCCTTAAAAAACTGGCAACGAAGTGCGCCCACTATTTATACTGGAGGAATAAACAAAAAACAAGCAGGTTGGACTATGGATTTAGGAGAAGATAAAGGACAACAAGATTTAACCTGGCTTCTTTAATATGTATTAAAAACAACAAGAATGGCAGATACTACTTTATTTACAAGATTACGAAGATTATTCTCAAACGATGTTATAGTTCGTAACATTGGGGGAAAACAACTTAAAATCATGGATACAGGCAGGATCCAGAAATATGGAAACCTAGCCTCTAATTCACTTTATGATAGATTTACTCGTTTACATAAACCTGTAGGATCATCATTACAATATAATCCTACACTGAATTATCAGTCAATGCGACTTCAGCTTTATAGTGATTATGAAGCTATGGACCATGACCCAATTATTGCAGCTGCATTAGATATTATTTCAGATGAAACAACAAATAGAAATGAATATGGTGATATTTTAAATATTCAATCTTCAAATGAAAATGTAAGAAAAGTATTACAAAATTTATTTTATGATGTTTTAAATGTAGAATTTAATTTATCTACATGGATTAGAAATATGTGTAAGTATGGAGATATGTATTTAAAATTAGAAGTAAGTGAAAAGTTTGGAGTATATAATGTTATACCTTTATCAGTATACGAAGTAGTAAGAGAAGAAGGAACAGACCCTGAAAATCCTTCTTACACTCGTTTTACAATGGACCCAAATGGTTTAGCTTCAGGGGCAACTAACACAATTAGAAGAGATCAATTTAGTTTAGAAAATTATGAAGTCGCTCACTTTAGATTACTTACAGATTCTAATTATCTTCCATATGGTAGATCTTATTTAGAACCATCTCGTAAAGTATTTAAACAATTAATGTTAATGGAGGATGCTATGTTAATTCATAGAATTATGAGAGCACCAGAAAAAAGAACATTTTATATTAATGTAGGAGCTATTCCACCAGAACAAGTAGAACAGTTTATGCAAGAAACTGTTAACAAAATGAAAAAAACACCTTATATAGATCAAGCAACAGGTGATTATAATCTAAAATATAACATGCAAAACATTACTGAGGATTTTTATATTCCAGTAAGAGGAAACGATAATTCTACTAAAATTGAAACTACAAAAGGTTTAGACTATGATGGTACAGGAGATATTGAATACTTAAAACATAAAATGATGGCAGCCTTAAAAATACCTAAACCATTCTTAGGTTATGAGGAAGGAGTAGAAGGAAAGTCAACATTAGCAGGTATGGACATTCGTTTTGCTCGTACAGTTGAACGTATTCAAAGAATTATAGAATCAGAATTAACTAAAATAGCACTAGTACATTTATATTCACAAGGGTTCGAAGATGCAGATTTAGTTGATTTTAAATTAGAATTAACTACACCATCAATTATTTACGAACAAGAAAAAGTTGAATTATATACTGCAAAAACAGCAGTAGCTAAAGAAATGTTAGATGGTAAATTATTTAGTAAAGATTGGGTTTATGAAAATGTATATGGTTTATCACCTGATCAATATAATGAAGAAAAAGAAACACTTTTTGAGGATGCAATGAATTCTTTTAGAATTTCACAAATTGAAAATGAAGGAAATGATCCATCAGAATCTGGAATATCATATGGTACTCCTCATGATTTAGCTTCAATGTATGGTAATAAAAGAGACAAAGCAGTAGGACCAGCTCAAGTACCAACTGGGTATGATGAAAAAGAACCAGGACGTCCATTAGAAGATCCTACTAAATATGGAGGTCAAGATTCTAATTTTGGTAGAGACCCTTTAGGTAAGAAAAATCCTAAACTTGCTATGTCAAAACCAGACAGACCTAATAAAGTTTCTACATTTGAAGCTGCAAATCTTAAAAAATCTCTTCAAAAAATTAAAAATAAAAAACAAGTCTTAAAGGAGGATAAAGAAAATGGACTTTTAAGTGAAAAAAATATTAAGCCTCAGGAATAGGCTTATATTTATATACGATAAATTCGAATTTATAAAACATGAAAGTAAAACATTCTAAGTACAAGAATACTGGAATTTTATTTGAACTCCTAACTAGGCAGTTG